ATCCTTGAGTTGCTGGCGGGTGATCTCCAGCGAGCGGGCCTTCTCCTCGGCCGGCGTCGCATAGGGGCCGCGCGCCGGCGGGATCGAGCCCTGGAAGGTCGGATCGGCCCGGCGCATGGCGTTGCCGGACTGGGCATCCCAATAGGCCTGCGCTGCCTCGTTGCCCTGGACTTGCGGCCAGTTCTGCTCGGCACGCCTGACGGCCGGCAGCATGTCGACGACGAGCGGCTGGCCGTCCGCGCCGCGCACGGCGGCATCCTGGCCGCCGGGACCGGGCAGCATCACCATGTAGCGGCCGTCGCCGAGCCCCTGCGGGCGCAGCCGGCCATAGGAGCGGAGGAAGCCGATGTCGAGCGGCTGACCGTCCCGCCCCACCGGCGTGCCGCCGAGATCCTCGGCGCGCAGATCGGCCAGCCCGCGCGTGAACTGCGTCTCGCTGACGCCACGCGGCAAGGGCACCTTGACGCCGTTGACCTTGGCCAGCTTGCCGGTGACGCTCTCGATCGCGCCTTCGAGCGCGCGCGGGTCGGAATTGTCGAACAGCGCGCCCTTGCCGTCGCGATCGGCGACGTAGATCGCCAGCGCCGCATCGACGAGCTCGCCCTGGACTTCCGGCGGGAAGACGGACCGGCCGAGCGTGTTGCCGAGCGCCGTGCGGAGATCCGCCGCCTTGCCGTCGTCGACGCCCTTGCTCTTGAGCAGGGCCGCGCCGCGCATGATCTTCGGCCCCAGCTCGGGATCGACGGCGGAGAGCCGCGCCGCCGTGACCGTGAGCTTGTCCGCGCCGATCTGCGTCGTGGCGGCGTCGAAGGCCGGGCCGGGCATGGCCTGGTGGAAGGCCTTGACCAGGTCGAGCCGCTCGGGCGCGGTCGCATCCTGGTAGCGCTGCTTGAGCTGGGCCGCCTCCTGCGGCTTCAGCGGCTTGAGCGCGCCCTGGTAGAGATGCTGCGCCTCGACCGCGACGGCGGCGCGCTGCTGGAGCGCCTGGCCAAACTCGGGCGCGGTGGCCGGAGCCTGGACGGGCACGGTGGTGACGGGCTGGCGGCCGGAGCGCTCGATCAGGCCGACCGGGTTTTCGCCGGCCTGTTTCGTCACCTCGCTCTGCACGGCCTCGAAAACCTGCAGGCGGCGCTGGGCGGCCGGGCCGGCATTCCCATTGGCGATCTCCCGGCGCAGGACGGCGATGCCGGTTTCGAGCGACGCCGGGTTCATCTGATAGGCCTCGCGCACGAGGGGCGCGGCCTGCTCCATCTCGGTGAACTGGCGCAGCTTCTGAACCGCCGTGGCATCGCCGGCCGACGCCGCCGCGATCAACGGGGCCTTGGCGGCCGCGACCACCTGCGGGTCCGTGGCATAGCCGCTCTTGAAGGCGGTGAGCACGGCGTCGCGATCGTCCTGCGTCAGGCTGACGAGCTGGTTGATCTGCTGGCGCTGCTGGGTGACATCGGCCTTGATGCCGGTGTCGACGGCCGAGCCGATGCGATAGGCGGCATTGGTCGAGACGCCGCCCCGGCCGGGATCGGCCCCGGCGCGGGCGAGCATGCCGGCGACATAGTCACGGGTGGTCATGCCCGGCTTGCCGTTCTTGGCGTCGCTGGAGCTTTCGGGAATGACGCTGATGAACTGGGCGGCGGTATAGCCGGGACCGAACGCCGCCACGGCCTTGGCGTGCCAGGCATCGGCCGCGCCCTGCCCCGCATGGTAGCCGGCGAAGGCGGCAGCGAGCGAGCCGGTGCGCCGCCAGATGTCGCCGATCTCGCGCTCGGCCATGACGGTGGATTTCTCGGGATTGGCCTTGAGCCAGGCGCGCACGCCGGCATCGTCGAGGCCGTCGAGATCCGACCAGCCGAGGCGCTTGGCGAGCCCGCGCGCCGTATCCGGCATGATCTGGGCGATGCCGGCCGCGCCGGCATGGCTCTGCGCCCCCGCATTGCCGCCGCTCTCGCCGGGGATCAGCGCCCGGCGCACCACCTGGCCGACGATGCTCTGGTCGGGCGCGCGCGAATAGGTCGCGGCGGCGGCGGCCGGGTCGCGCTTCTGCATGTCCTGCGCTTCGAGCCCCTTGCGCTCGTCGAGCGCTGCCTGGGCCTGCGCCGTCGCCGTCTCGCGCTGGAGCGGCGTGAGCGAGCCGAACATGGCGGGGTCCTGGAGCGCCTTGAGCGTGCCCTCCGGGTTGTTCTTGATGCCCTTGTAGAGCTCGGTCTGGTCGAGCTGCTGGCGGAAGTTCTGCTTGGAGGTGAGCGCCTGCGTCGGCTCCAGGATGCCCTTCGCGACCAGGCCGTCGATCGCCGTGTCGTTCTCCTGGATGATGGCCAGGCGCTCGTCGGCCGAGGTCGCGCGCGAGGCGCGGGTGAGATAGGTCTGCGACAGCTCCGTCTGCGAGGCGACGGCCGCGTTGTTCATCTTGGTCAGCGATGTCTGGCTGACCTCGCGCTGGAGCGAGAGCGAGGAGCGCAGCACCGACTGGCGCAGCTTGGCCTGGTCAGCCGCGCCGAAGCCGGACAGGATCTCGTCCTCGTCCTTGCGCATCGCCTCCGAAAGCCGGGTCGGCGCGGTCTGCCAGTCCTGGTCGTTGCGGAACTCCTCGCGCCGGGCCTCCTGCCGCTTGAGCAGCGCGCTCTGCGCCTCCGTCAGCCGGGTCTGGGCCTGCGCCTCGACGATGGCGTTGCCGATGCCCTGCGCCGCCTGCGAGACGGCCCCGGCGAATTTCGTTTCGGCCGCGTTCTTGCCCATGGCGGCCTGGGCGATGGCGCGGCCGCCCTGGATCTCGGCCTGGCTCTGGCTCTCGATGCCGGCGATCTCGGCCGCCGCCTCGCGGCGCGTGCCGGCGAGCTGGGCGCTGAGCAGCCCCTCCCCGGTCGAAAGCTGCGGGATGGCCTGCGGGCCACCGAGGCGCTGGCGCGAGACGATGATGGGAGCCTGCGCCATCCGTCAGGCTCCCTTGATGCCGATGGCGGAGAACTTGCCACCCATCGCCATGGTGGCCCAGTTGGTCGCGGTCGACAGCAGGGCCGTCGCCGCGCCGTACTGGCCGGCGCGCAGGTTGTTCGCGGCAGTGATGCCGGCGGCGATGTTGCCCGAGGTGCCGCGCGTCTTCGCCGTGCGATAGGCGCTGTCAATCTGGGTCGAGGCCTGCTTGTAGCCGCTCTCGATCGAGAAGGCGGCCGTCTTGATGCCTTCGTCCTGCTTGTCGGCGAGCTGGTAGGCCGTCCAGTTCTGGTCCGCCGCCTCCTGCTGGCCGCCGGCCCGGACGATCAGAGCGTCGCTCTCCCCCTGCGCCGCGCCGAAGCCGGCGAGCAGCAGCGGGGAGCCATAGGTCGGGTCCATGTTGTTGGCGGCGAAATAGGTGGATTGCTGGGCCAGCGCCGCCTTGGTCTCGTCGCGGACGCGGTTCTCCTCCAGGTTCGCCTTGCCGAGCGCCAGATCGGCGTTCTTGTTGGCGATCTCGATCGCGAGCTTGTAGGCACGGGTGGCGCGCGTGGCCTGGTCGATCGTGAAGCCGGCCGTGTCGTTGGCCTGGTCGACCAGGATGCGGGAGACAGCGCCGGCCTCGTCGAAACCGGCCTGGCTCTCCTGGACGGCCTGCCAGATGCCGAGCCGCGCCTGCGAGGCGCTGTTGCGCGACTGCATGCCGGCCGAGAAGACGCCGGCCCCGGCCTGGAGCCCGATCGTCGCGGCGGTGAGGAGCGTCGGCTCGCACATCAGCCCCGGTCCTCGACGAAGTTCACATGCGGCGAGAGGCCGAGGATCGTGTCCGGGTAGACCGTGTCGTTGACGAGCTCGATCTCCATGAAATCCTCGATCGGGCTTTCGACCGTGACCGGGCGGGAGGCGGTTTCGAGCGGCTGCGCGCCGGAGGGCATGACATGGCCGGAGAGCAGCAGCGGCTCGGCGAAGCCATTGTTGGCCGAGAGCGAGCCGCCGGCCCCGAACAGGCGCTCCAGCAGGACGCTGACCGCCTTCTTCTTGGTGCCCTTCGTGCCGTTGCCGTCGATCGTCGTCTCGGCCGAGAGGGTGCGGATGCGGCCGCGGATCGGCAGGCCGACCAGGACATCGGCCGAGGCGTATTGCAGCACGATCTCGCCGGCGGCGCTGACGACGCGGCGCTCATGCTGCATGCCGCCGGTCATGATCGCGACCTCCTGCCCCTTGAGGTGGTCGAGCCCGCTGATCGTGGTGGCCGGCGCGCCCTGGTAGCGCAGGCCGCAGCGGACCATCCAGGCGCCGGAGGCATCGGCGGCCGCGAAGTTCGCCGGCTTGAAGAAGGGGGCCATGGTCTCGATGAAGCGGCGGTCCGCGCCGTCGATCGAGCGGCGCACCACCATCCAGAGCTGGGTGTAGCCGGCATCGGGCGAGGCGATGACGGCCAGGTCCTCGACCACGCCGTTGACATCCGGGTGCCGCGCCCAGCCGATGACCTCCTGGTCCGGCCGGAAGGTGACGGAGATGAGCTCGCCGGCCTCGGTCGCGATCCAGACGACGCGGTGCGGGTCCCGCTGATAGGCCAGCACCTTGGCGACGCCGCGCAGGATGTTGCGGGCGTAGAGCGTCAGCTCCGACATGTCGATGTCTTCGGAGACGCGGTCGAACTTGGCGAAATGCAGCCTGTCGCGCGAGCGGCCGATGAAGACGGCCCCGCCATCGACCGGCTGCGGGATATGCGGGGCGGAGCCCTCGTTGGTGTCCGGGACCAGGCGGATATTGGTGAGCGTCAGCGGCTCGAACGGATCGGAGCCGCCGCGCACGATCCATTCGCCCGAGCGGGTGCCGAGCACGAGAATGCCGGCATTGAGGACCCACTGGATATCGACCAGCGCGCCGTCCTGGCTGAAGATGCGCGTCGCGATCGCGCTGTCGTCGTTGGTCGAGATCTCGAAATCGTAGAGATCCGTGACCTTGCTGCGCCAGAAGCGATTGCGATCCGTCCAGACCAGGCTGTTGTCGGCGAGGCGGACCTGCTTGGGCCAGCCCTTCACGTCCGACCACGCCGCCTCGTACCAGCGATAGGTCGCGTTCGGCGCGACGACATCCCCCGGCAGCAGGCCGATGACATCCGCCGTGACATGGGTGGTGTCGGTAAAGGCCGTGATCTTCACATGGCCGTAGCCGGAATGCAGGTATTTCCAGACGACGTTGCCCGCGCCGGCCAGGACCTCGCCCTCCTCATGCGTCGGCGGGTTCGGCCCGGCGTCGTCGCCGCTGGCGATGCTCGAGACCTGGTAGACCTTGCCGCCGTTGCGGCGCAGGTTCCCGACCGCGAGCGGCTTCTCGTTGCCCTTCCAGGTCGGGATGTTGGCGAGGTTCGCCTCGTCGAGCCGCCAGATCGAGCCGACATGCCCGGCCTGGAAGATGGCGCTGCTGGCGGTGAGCGTGACGGAGCCGGTCGCGGCCGAGGCGCTGATCGTGACCGTCGCGTCCGTGTTCTGCGGCTCGACCGGGCCGCGCAGATTGCCATAGTCGGCGATCGTCCAGTCGTCGTGATCCTTGCGCGTCAGCACCTTCGGCTGCTTGTTCCAGGCGAAGAAGATGACATCGGCCGACTGCGCCCAGCGCAGGTTCGGCAGGTCCGCCTCGGCGAAGGGAACGGCTAGCTCGTAAGGGTCCGGCGGGCTGCCCGGATCGACGATGACGCCGCCATTGCGGTGGACGCGCATGACGCCGTCGTTGAAGGCGAGCATGTAGTTATCGTCCACCGAGAACTCGAAGGGCACGAGCTTGCCGCGCTGGGCCTCAGTCTTGAGCGGCGCGACATAGGCCGTGCCGGGCGTGCGGGTGAGCCCGCCCTCGACCATGACGACGTAGTTCTCGCAGGCCTTGAGCCCGGACTGGTTGCGGGCGAGATCCTTGCGGGCATGCAGGGCGGGATCGAGCTCGCCGGCGGAGAACTGCGAGCGGTCGAGATTGGCCATCACCATGGGCGGCGGCCTCCGTAGCGGGCCGCGAGCCAGCTCGTGATGCGCGGCAGCTCGGTGCGGGCCTTCTCCTGGCTGTCGCGCCGCTTGGCGGGCTTGAGCAGCGCGGCGGCCTCGCCATTCAGCCGGCCGGCGATGGCCTGGCTGCGGCCGATGCGCGGGGCGATCGCCGCGCCAAGGCGCTTCTGGAAGACCTGGAGGAAGAGCGCATCCCACAGCACCGGCTGGGCAACGATGCGGGTGTAGCAGATGTTGGGCGCGGTCGCGTTCGTGACCAGGACGCCGCCGAGGATCGGCGAGGCGGTCGGCGCGACGGAGGCGGCCTCGACCGCCCATTCATCCGTCTCCAGCCCGACGACGAAGCGGACCTTGACGCAGTCCGGCGGCAGCACATAGCGGTTCTTGAGGCGGCCGAGCGCCGGCGCCGGGTCCATGCCGGGGATGACCCAGGCGGTGGCGAAGTTCCAGTCCGCCTCGCGCAGCAGCGCGTCGCGGACATCGTGGAAGCGGGATTTGCAGACGCGGGCGGCGGCGCGCGGCTCGTCGAGCGAGGCGATCGGCGGCTCGCCGATCTCGGCGAGCGCGCCGTTGGCCGCCTCGGTCTCGGATGCCGCGCGCGCCATCCCGCTTACTTCTTGGCGTAGAGGATGAAGGCTTCGATCGTGCCGTCGGCCGTGGCGGCGGCGTTGAAGGTGCCGACCAGGTCGTATTCGCAGCCGGGATCGTTCGCCAGGCCGAGCACCTCGTAGAGGCGCTTGCCCATCGAGCCGGTCGCCAGCGCCGCGATGACGTTCTTGCTGCCGGCGGCGGCCAGCGTGAGCCCATCCGCCAGCACGTTCGCATCGACCACGGCCCCGTCCCGCGCGATGCCGATGTCGAAATCGGACAGGCCGGTGATGGCGGAGTGATAGAGCGTCGACATCGGCAGGATGATGGCCGAGCTCGGGATCTTGCCGAGATAGATCACCGAGCCGATGTCGTTGCCATTGGCGACGGCGATCGGGCCGGTGGTGATGGCGCGCACGCGACCTTCGACGAAGGCGGCGGGCGGCAGGGCGACGTTGGCAGGGTCCTTGTAGGACCGCGCATATTTGGTGACGACGGCCATGGGGGCCTCCTGGTCTCGCCGGCGGCGCGCAGCCTGGTCCGGCCTGAACGGGTGACGCCGCCGGCGACGCCGGCGGCCGTTGGCGGATCAGTACTTGTTGAGGATCTTGACGACGCGCGCGTCTTCGAGCCGGGTCGCGCCGATCCAGGTCTCCATGTACGGATGCTCGCGGTACTGCTTGTTCGGGTTCGGCTGAGAGTTGATGTCGAGGGGCATGAACTCGCCCCAGGCCATGCCCGACTTCGTCCACAGCGCGGCGCAGGACTGGTTGGCCGCCGCATCGGCGACGCGCTTCGTGGGAATGATCGGGATGCCGAGGATCTCCAGCACGCGCTTCTCTTCCAGCACGGCCTTGGCCCGGTAGTCCTTGTTGACGTAGGTGAGATCGTTATAGAGCTGCTCGATCTCGGTCGGATCGCAGGCGAGGTAGCACTCCTCCTCCTCGATATTGATCTCGGCGTCTTCCATGTAGCGGATCGCGCGCAGGATCTTCTGGACGTTCATGCCAATATCCGCCGGCGCGCCCTCGGGCGAACCGACCTGGATGCCGACCGTCTGACCGGCCCAGGGGGTCGAGACCGGGATCTCGTTGCCGATCAGGCGCGGCCCGAACAGCGCATCCGCCAGGATGATGTTCTTCTTGCGCACGACGGCGGCCGCGCCGCCCTGGACATACTGGCTCTTGAAATCGGTGAGGGCCTTGATCTGGTCTTCCTTGGTGATGACCTTGCCCCAGTCGATGCGGCGCGGCCGGACCCAGACGGGCTCGTGCGTCGCCTCGTTGTCGGGCGTGTCGCCACCTTCGGGCGCGTCGACGCGCGCTTCCATCTGGCCGACGATGTCGGTCATCATGACCTGCTTGCCCTTCAGGTCGCTGTCGAACATGAAGGCGCTGTCGAAGATCGCCTTCTTTTCCTGAAGCGCGAGCTGGACGTTTTCGCGATATTCGATGCGGTGTGCATCGGTGACGGGGCCTGCCATGGGCCATCTCCTCGTCTCGAAACAACAATGGGATTGGTTGCTTCGGCGAGGTTGCGGCCGGTAGGAGCGCACCCCATCCGGCGGGCCAGGCCTGTCGTTTAACGCCCGCGATCGGCGGCTGGTTGAGCGGGGGCTAGCTCCCCGGCGGGCCGCCCGGAGCGGGCGGTTGCGGCATTTGCGCCGGCGGCCGTGGCGGCCGGCGGGCTCCTATGGGGTCAAGCGCTGTCTGATTTGCGCCAAGCTGTCAAGCGGCCAGGCGTCAGGCGAACTCGTCGAGTGCGGCAGAGCGAGGATGATCGCTGCGCAGCGCCTCCTGAGGCAGGCCGCCTTCGACACGGATATACCAATCCGACCCGGCCGGATGCCAGCCATCGGCGAGATCGGTCGGTTGGCCGTGCCATCGGTCGCGAATGCAGAAGGCATACTCGCCGGCGGTCGCCTCGTGCGGCACGTCGGACGCGAACTCCTCCAGCAGCGGATGCTCGGCCGCCGGCTTCCCTGCCGGCGTCTTCGTCTTGCCCATTGTGACCTCCTGTCGGTTCCTGGGGCGGGGATGGAGCTAACGCGCCAGATGCAGGCCGTTGGCGACTTTCAGCCGACCTGCCTGGATCTGGCGGAGGCGGCGCTCAATTTCCCGCCTTCCGTTGCGTTGCATTGGCGACCAAGCCGTCGTCGAGCGGCTGCCTTTCCGCCGCGGCGGCCGCGAGGGAGGAGGCAGGCTCGGCGTGGCCAGACCAGCGAGGAGGCCGACGAGGCCAAAGCCGAGACTGCCCAACATCATGATTTTTCTCATCGGCGCTGCCCCGTCTCGATCCTGGCGATCTTGGCGATGATCGCCTTGCGCTGGGCGGCGACATCGCCATGGCGCGGATTCCGCTCGTCGCGGAGCGCCTTCATGAATTCGGGATCACCCTGGAGCCGGCGCAGCTCGGCGCGCAGGCCCTCAAGGCTTTCGGACATGCCGGAGCCGCCGCCGCTCGAAGAGACCAGCTTGTCCTCGCCCATCTCCATGCCGATGGCGTGGAAGAGCTTCATCATGCCCGGCGCGCCGGTGATGGCCTGGAGCTGCGCGCCATCGTCGAGCCCGACGCCGAAATGGCGGAAGGCGCGCTTGGCGAGCTCCACGTTGCGGTCATAGTCGCCGCCCCACTCCTTGCGGAGAGCGACCTCCATGTCGGCGCTTTCCTTGGCGCCGCGCGCATCCGTCGCGTCGATCTCGGAGACGCCCCAGGCGGTGAGCCCGTCGAGCATGGCCTGGGCCGCTTGCAGCGGAACCTTGTTCTCATGCGCGATCTTCTTGAGGGTGTCCTCGAAACCCTGCATGTACTGGAAATTCTGCGGGGTCTGCGGCTTCTTCAGCGCATACTCCTCGGGCTTTTCCTTCCAGCCGAGCTCGGCCCAGCCGCCCCATTCGTTCATCCGGGCCGGGTCCGGCTTCTCGAAAACCTTGCGCGAGCGGGCGACGCGATCGCTCTCGATCGCGGATTTCAGCAGGGACTGGAGCCCGTCCGGCCGATCGAACTTGCGGTCGGCGATGAACTGCTTGGCCGGCTCGTCGAGCTCGTATTTGGCGTACCAGGGCTCGGCTCCGCCGCCTTGGCCGCCGTCGCCGCCAGCCTGGGCAGCAGCCCCGGCGTCTGCGGCGGCGCCGGCAGCAGCGGCCGCACCGCCATCGCCCCCACCGCCAGCAGCGGCCGACGCCTCGGCAGCATTGTAGACGCGCATCATCGCGAGAGACCGGATCAGCATGGTTCACTCCTCCAGGTGAGACAGGCGGCCGGGTTGCCGCCGGGGATCGGGAACGGGGTCGGTGCAGGCCTTCTGCAAAAGCGCAGGATCGAGCCCGGCCGTGCGGATCAATTCGAGCGCGATCTGGCGGCGGCCCTCGGCGACGCCGGCGGCGAAGAGATCGCGATGCTGCTCGCCGGCGATGAAGATGCCGCCGCGCTTGGCGATGTCCGCCAGCAGCATGCCCATGCGGCCGAGCTGGCCATATTCGGCGACGAGCTGGCGGCGCTCGCGCAGGTCCGGCCAGAAGGCGCGCAGGGGAGCGATGAGCTTCACTGGCCGGCCTCGCGCTGGGTCGAGAGCGTCGCGGCCTGGGCCGCATGCGCGTTGGTGGCGCTGACCTCGGCGGCCTGCCCGGCCTGGGCGAGCTGCTCGCGCTGGGCGGCGAGC